ATCTAAATAGAAATCTTTCATTAAAACATATTTTGCATAATAATATGAAAACATTTTGTTTTTTGCTATTGCAGGTTCACCTAATGGAAATGGCCCTTTTAAAACTTCATTAGCATATCGATATGATAAATCATATCTTTTTGAAATTTCATGTTCACCTAATGGGAATGGTTTTTTAATAATACATGCATATCTATATGCTAAATAACTACTTTTTGCAATTGCTGGTTCTAAATCTTCATCTTTACCGTGTTTTGAAGCATATTCAAATGCCCAATTTGGATTTGTTTTGGCTATTTCTTTTTCATGTGAATGATTGTTTAAATCAGGATATTTTAAATCCCCGTTATAATATTGCCATAAATTCATTTGTTATCCTTTAAAAGTTAATATATAAATCATCTACTACATTAAATTCAATGTAATAAACTTTTGCTACACATACCCAAGTATGATCATCTAATTCAATCATATCAATAGCTTCTAATCTAACACGCGGATCATGTGATATTACTTTGGTAACATCATCTAAAATAACTTGTCTAGAATTTTCATCACCTAATTCAAATGTCATAATTGGAATTCGTGTTCCATAATCAATTTGATGTATTTTTTCACCAATTGATGTATAAATTTCATTTGTTAAATCATGTGCTATTAATGGAACATCATGTAACTTAAATGATGTCCCATTCATTTCATAACCGTTTGTACTAAAACCTGTATAACGTGCCATAATTATCCTTGATAATTAGAATTTCTTTTGGTAGGGGCAATTGTTTCATCTTTTGTTCTATCACCCCATGGCTCTTTAGCAGTTCGATTCATTTTTGCTTGTAATGATGCACCTGAACTACCGGAATTTTCCATATTTGATAATACTTTTGCAGGTTCAGCATTCATAGGTGCTGGTTGAATAAAGGAATTACCTTTTACAGTGGCATTAAAATTAGCAGTATTTGCTTGACCAATAATATCTTCAGCTTTAATATAAACGTTAGCATCTGAATGAATATAAGTTGATCCTGATATAGAACGAACATGAACATTATCTTTGCCATTAATAATAACTGAATCATTAACAGATCGAATTTCACATGCATTTACAGATTCAACTCTCATTTTACTACTGCTTGAACCTTCTTCTTCAGGCCAATTATAAACTGCACCTTTCACATCATCAGCTTTTGAAACTTCAGGAGTGGCTTCAGCACGCGGACCATTAGTTGTTTTAAAACTCAAATCACGGGAAGCTAATAAATTAATGTTTCCATGTGTAGAAACACATTTAATTTGCGTTTTAGCAGATAATTGAATAGAACCCTGTTCACTAACAATATTAACTCGTTTAGCGGCACTTAAATTCAAATTTTCATTTGAATGAATGTTTACATCATTATTACCTGTTATATTTAATTTTGAATCACTATAAACATTAATTGTTCCGTTTTCATCAAGTTCAATCCATGATTTACCTTTAGCAGTTGAAACATAAATTCGTTCATTTGTATCATCTAGAATTATTTGATGACCAGCAGTTGTTCTAAATCGCATACGACAATAACTGGGAATATCAGACATTGTAAAATAATGTTTACCTGGAGATGTTAAACATATAATTTGTGAATCTGATTTTTCTTTTTCATGTAATTTTGGTGCATAACCATTATCAATTTTTGTTTTATCTTTTACTTGATCTTTATTTGTTGGATGTGAAACCGAACGTTCATATGCACCAATTGTTTTAAAATTCTTAGAATCTTCCCAATGTCCTGCATCTTTTGCAACTTTACGATATGTGGAAATTTCAGATTGTGGGTAAGCACCAGATTCATCAATTTCTGTTTTTATTCCATCAATACCTGCTGGTAATGTTCGATTATGTTCAGGCATATAAACACATCCAAACCAAACTCTCATATTTGGATTCCCATCAATACATGCAACTAAAACTTGTGCACCATTTTTTGGAACTGCCCAAAAACCATATGCTGTAATTCCATCAATTTGATCTTCATCTCGACCAACTTTATTGTTTGCATTTACTCCACCAAAAGGCGATGCATACATACACCATGGTAAATCTTCAATATCAAAATCTTCATCATCTAATGATGGAATATAAACCTTTAATCTTCCATGTTCTGCTGGATCTGAATTGTCTTTAACAATACCAATAGTAATATTTGAAGATATATTATGTGGTAATCCAGCAAAACTTCTGTTTGGTTCTCGGCTCATAAATTACTCCAAACTTAAATCATTATCATATGCAGTATTTTGATATTGTCTTATTTTTTGAATATATCCATTATTTCGTAATGCTTTAAATGTTAAATTTTCTACTGAAAATTCACCTTCTCTAGATAATCCAGCAGAACGCATTTTTGAAAGTTTATCAAGTAATTCTTGAATATCTTCAGGATCATTTGTTTTTGAATTAATCATTGAATCAATTTCAGATGCTAATTCTTTAACCTTTGATTGTACTGATATAGAATCAAATGTAATATGTTTGAATGTAGGTTTTGAAATCCATTTATCGTTTTGTAATGAATATGAACCAGAATCAATTACTAATTCTTCATGACATGTTGTTACATAAACTTCAACATCAAAACCATAAATCTTAATATCGTGTCTATCATTCCATAATGATTTTTTAGCTTGTAAACAATCTTCAAAATCAGTTAAACAATCAATACAACTATCAATTTCATCAGAATTTAATGTTAAATGAATATCAATATCACTAAGTTCTGTCCAATTAAAATTTGCATTACTTCCTGTTAATACAAAATCAATAATATGATTTGTTTTTAAATTGAGTGTATTTGCAAAATCATTACCAATTTTAATTAAACGATTACGAACTTCCGGTTTTAATTTATATTCTCCACCTACTGAATCCCAAATCGCAGGATTTAAAGTGTTATGATATTCAATTTTTAATTGCATTTCAGATTCTAAAAAAGTTTTAAATTTCATTTTAACTGATTCCTTGGCGTTCAGCCATTTCACTTGCTGTTACAGATAACTGTTGAATAAATTTTCCATTTTCAAATATGTTTGTAATTGTTACTAATTCATACCAACCTGTATAATAAAATGGAATATAACGTCCAGTATCACCTAATGGCATTCTAATATTAACTTTTACCCAAACACCTTCAACTGCTAATGTTGGATCAAAAGAACCATCAGGATATGCACAACACAGGTTTAATAAATCTAAATGACCGCGAATAGTAAAGGTTTGTTGATTACGTCCACCTGCTGATACAAATTCACTAACAGTAGATAAAGCAATTTTTGATTCAACAACATTTTTATATGCATAATCATTAAATGCATTTGCATCTGAATTAGAACGTGTCAATGGTGGTGCAATATCATTTTCTTTTAAATTTAAAACAGTTGCTTTTTCTGGTTCATTTGCTTCTAATTTCTTTTTAGTAACATCAATATGAATTAAATCTAATTGATACACCTTTTTATTTGAATTTGGCATTTGACCTGTCATATTAGTATTTTTATCAAGGCTTGTTGTAGAATGATTTGCTAAATATGATGTCATTGTGTCAAATACAACTTCATAATCCATAACATCTACATTTTTACCTGGATCAGAAAAATAAAAATCAAATGTAAATCTATTAGAACTTCCACCTTCATATAACTTAATATCAAATATGACTTCTATATAATCATCTCTTGGATAAACACGTGGAATAATAACTGGCATAAATGCATTTGGATGAAATTCTTTTTTATATGCACCAGCAGATTTTGCAATTTTTGATACAACATCAGGTGAACGTAATAAAATTTGTGTTAAATGATTGCTAATTTCAACCTTTGGATCAAATCGAAATTGTGTAGGTGATTCTGCAGAAAAATTAGAATTTGTTACACCTTTAACATCACCATTTAATCTATCATCACAAATAATTTTGTATTTGATTTTTTTAGATGCTCGTGAATCAAGTTTATTAGCATATGTATTTTCATATATTGAATTTAATTTATCTTCATATTTTTGCATTGCTTCTTTTACAGTTTTTGCTTCAAAACTAATTGCTTTATCAATATATGAAAAACGTAATTGTGAGCCTGTGTTTTTTGATCCTGATGTAGCTGCTACAACATTAGGCACAAATACTAAATTATATGTTCCGCCTATATGTGTAAATGTTCCACGCATATTGGTTAACATCATAGGAATTAATTTTGAATATTCGGTAACAGGTGCGGATTCAATTTCGCTTGTTCGTCCAACAAAAATAATCTTTAAAACAAATAAAAAATTTGATTGATTAGTAATTTTATTAACTTCCATCAATCTTTGTATTTTTTCAATAAATGCAAAACCACCAGGTTCACTAATTGTAATTTCAACAGGTTGATTATCAGCACCAGCTATTACAAATGCACCAATTCCACCGCCTGTTCTAGATTGTGTTGCTACAATCTTAACAGAATCAATTACCTGATGTGCATCTTTACGAGTATTAATTAGCAATGTTCCATTTGCAGAGAATCTATCTGTTGATAAATTTGCATCAGACTGTTCTAAATATTTTAATTGGTCCCAAGATGTACCTGCATGTAATTCAAAATGATATGTATATGTTACATAACGGTCTAATGGATTAGCGGGATTTGCCATAAATTATCTTCCTGTATCTGCTACGAATTGTGAATCAACTTTAGTTTTAGAAGGAATTAATAAAACTTTTCCTTCCTTTAATTCATTCATTGGATCTAAAATACCATTATATTGACAAATAATCCACCAAAGTTTTGTATCATTATAAAATACAAAACCGAGTAAATCTGGCCGACCTTCATATTTAGATTCCATAACATATACAATATCGGATGGATCTACTTGAATCATTTTTTTATCCCACCATCCAAGTTTATCATTAACAATTTCAGTATTACCACCGCGTGTATAACGTCCATTATCTTGATTAGCAGCTGAATTTTTATTATATCTCATGTTTCAATTATTCCCGGTGATGATATAGTATTATCTGATAATTGTTGTCTAGGTGCGTTTATCATTCCATTAACTGTATTTTGTGTTGATTTTGAAACTTGATTTATTAACGTATTAGCACCAGATACAAACACATTTTTAACAACTCCTGGTAAATGATTTACAGCTTCTTGTACTTTAGAACTTCCTAATATTTGTTTACCAACAGCTCCGACCAATGCACCTGCTAATTTACCAGGAATTTCAGTTTTAATGTTGTTTTCAATCATGTTACCAACACGAGAGAGCATTCCATCACCAGACGCTAATTTTGATAAACCATCAGGCAATCCTTGTGATATAGCACTTCCTATTGCACCTCCAATTGAGTTTGAAACTAATGAACCAAGTTTACCAGTTAATACGGAATTTGATATTCCAGATTGACTAGACATATCCATTTTCCATTTTCCAGCAGTAATTTGTTCTGCTGAATAAACTTCTGATAGTTGAATTGAAATTGCACCAATAATAGGCATTGGTTGTTTAGCTGTATAGATATAATCAGTATTAGAATCAAACGAAAATGAATAGCTGGTGAGAACAACTTGACGGCCGTCAATGTTTTTATTTTTATACCCGTAAAGTTTTAAAATAGGCGGAGTTGCACCTGTACTTCCAAAATCTGGTAAACGCCATGAACGTAACAAATCAAGAAACGCAATATTTCTTTTGGCTTCAGCTTCATTACGTGAAATAAATTGACCAATTACACCAAAACGTCTTCCATCTGAATTGCGATATGCATATAATGATGTTGGTAAATGTACAATGCTATATCCATCATAATTAGCACCACCATCTTCAGATAATGTAGGAGATACATCAAATACTACTCTTCCGTTTGGCCCTACTAATGTAACTTGATAACTCATTTAAAATTCCTTAGGTTGTTTTATTGGATAATTATAAAAATCAAGCTGGATTGGTAAAACAGCTTGACGCGCTCTTAATAAATCATCCTTAATATCAACAATTACATTTCCATATCTGTCAAATAATTTTGGATAATATAAATCAATATCAATTTTAATTTGTTGATTTTCAACATAAACATTTTGTTTGCTATTATATGGTCCACGTGTAGGATCATTAATAGGAAATCCGTAATAATCATAAACTTCTAATATATCATTTGGACAACAACAACATCTATCATCGTTTAATAAGTTTGTATTACAAAAAGTTTTTTGATTATGATATTGTGATGAAACATATTTTGATCTTACTAATTCACCTGCTAAATCATATTCACCTTGTAATGGTTTAGTACGTTCATTTAATTGTTGACGATGTAAATGATTAAATTTGCTTCCTTGATAATTTAAATTACCAGATATTATGTTAGACGTATTGATTAATATAGTTTTATTATTAGTCAAATCATATAAATGTTCTTGTCGTTGAATTTTAGTAGGATCAGGTTCATTAATTAAATTAATTGCTTCTGACGCCTTCATTAATTTCATTGATGGTAATTGTCGAAATACAATAAACTCTTCAAAAAAGTTAATCGGTAATACATGTCTAAATCCACCATCAATACCCGAAGTTAATCCAGACGGATAAACTTCGACTTCAAATTTATATGCATCAAATACATTAACAACTTTTGTTTTAATATAAGACTTACATGTATTTGTTAATTCAACTTCAATATCTTTTCTCAAATAATGTGGTTTTGAAGTTGCAATAATCAATCGTCTATCATATCTTGCCCATTGAACAATTGAATATGGTTCTATTGTTGTTGGTCTTCCTTCATCTCTAAATACACCAATTGTAATTCGTTTACCATTTTGTGTCCATAACTTTGAACCTAATTCAGGAGCAGGTGATAAAATTGTTCTACAATTAAATTCAATTGAATTATCAGGTTCAAATTGATTAATCCATTTTGGAATAATCAATTCTTCTAAACGAATGCTATATTCATCATATTCAGGTGCAAATATGTTATTAAAATCTGGATATGTCATTGTGTACATCTTTCCTTAATTAATTGTCCAATAGCATAATCATATTTGCCAAAATAATGTTTCATTTGATGTTTAATATCTTCATCTTTGATATTTGAAAAAACCTTACGTATTTCAGTTGCAGTTGTTTTTACATGATTATCAATTGAATACATATACACTTTTTCAGATAAAGTTTTTGATGAATCATATTCAGGTACATTTTTAAAACGTTCTTTATCTTTTTCACCAGTTACTAAAATAACAGTTACATTATCTGTATGATAATGTGATAATACTTCAGAAATGCTGAATATTGGCGAAGATTTAGTTTTGATGATTTTAGATTCATCAATTTCAAATAAACTGGATATAATTGATTTACGTTCGTTAAATGAAAATGGAGAACCTTCATTTTTTGAAACTTTTCCAGACATTGTTATCCAAACACTGTTTGGTCCAAATTCTTTTATCAAACGTTTATATATTGCATAATGCCCTTTATGGAAAGGTTGAAATCGCCCACCATAAATTAAAGCAAATGTATGTTTCTGTTTGACATTTTCTAAAATTTCAGAAACTTTCATGATTTATTACCAACAAATATTCACAATAAAATATTTAAAAGGAATACAACAATGGCTTTTAATGAAGATACTAAACCAGGTTCAGCTTTTTATTTGACAAATAAAGAATTATTACCAGAAGTAATTAAATGTATTGAAGCAAATGTGATTAGTAACAACCTTGCGTCTATGTTGAAATTGTTAGTTGAAAGATATGCAAGTCGTGCTAACTTTTATGGATATTCATATAAGGACGATATGCAAGGTGAAGCATTATGTTCATTAATGAAAAATGCATTAAAATTTGATGTAACACGTTCTTCTAATCCGTTTGCATTTTATACTTCTTGTATTCATAATAGTTTTCTTGGATATATGTCACATGAAAAGAAACAACAAAGAATTAGAGATCAAATGTTAGTTGATGCTGGTGAATGCCCTAGTTATAGTTTTCAAGATGAATATCGTGAAGGCATTAAAAACAATATCATTTCTGATAATATGCGTGAACTTGCTGAAGAGATGGAAGCAGCTCGAGAACGTCTTGCTAAAATCAAAGATATTGAAAATGAGAAAGAAAATAATTCAAAAGAAGGTTTAATTGATTTTGAATAAAAATATTAAGGACAATCATGCAAATTAAAAAAGTTGCAATGTTTACCGATATTCATTTTGGTAAACATGGAAATTCAGATATTCATAATCAAGATTGCGTAGATTTTATTAAATGGTTTATTGAAGATATTAAATCAAAAAATATTACTCATATTGTGTTTATGGGTGATTGGTTTGAAAATAGAAGTGCAATTAATATTTCTACATTAGATTATTCACATGAAGCTTTATCGTTATTAAACAAAGTTGGTTTACCAATATTATTTTGTGTTGGTAATCATGATTTGTATAAACGAAATTCAAGAGATATTCATAGTGTTAGAATTTTTGAAACACATACAAATATAACAGTTATTGATAATATAACAATCATTGATAATTGTTTATTTTCACCTTTTTTATTTCATGATGAATATACTCAATTAGCAAACTATGTAAATTGTCGTGCATGGTTTGGCCATTTTGAATTTCAAGGTTTTTATTTAACTGGATATAATACAAAACTTGAACATGGTCCATCACATACACATTT